CTCTCAACAACCTTAGTCTCAGCCGCAGTCTTTGCCGTTTGAGCGGCAGTATTCTGAATCTGAGACCTTAGAAGATCAGTCTGAGCCTCCATCTGATCACGAACCGCAGAATCCTGATAACCCTTAAGAGCAGAAGAAACACCAGAAGAAACAGGATTAGCAGGAGTAGCAGCAGCGGCGCCAGATGGCGTACTAGCTGCATCATTATAAGCAAGCATAGGATTAAGACCTGCCGCCTTAAGATCAGCTACACGGCGCTGCATAGCCGTGTTAGACATCATTTCCTCCCAGTTACGTTGCTTATGCGCCTCACGCGCACCCTTTTGGGCGGAATAAATACCACCAGCTAAATCTAGGATACCTCCACCAATAGAAGACATGAGACCCATAAAACCTCCTAGAAATGGTCAACAAGACCAGGAACAGAGTACATAGGCAACGGACGAGCAGCATTAATATCAAAAAAAGCATCCAAAAGAAGCTGCTGACCATCTGCCTCATCATGAACAGCAAGAACGCGATCAAGAGGCGGAGTCTCTTGAATAAAAGTCTGATTCAACAAAGGCAAAACAGCAAAGAACTGTGCAAGATGCCAAGCATCAATAGTACCAACAGCACTAGACCTCATAAGACCTGTAATCTCAGAAGGCATATACCGATATTCAGCCCATCTTTCTTGATAACCGAAAACAGCATCATCCTGTGTACTAGTACCAGTTGGACCACCAACACAAAAAATTTCCTTATTCAAAACAGCTTGCTCTCCAAGCATTGCAAAAACCGGAAAATAAAAATCGTAACGAGTAGATCGAGACCAATGCCGACGCAGACCTTGCTGATAAGTAAGGTCCGCACGAACATTAACCATACCAATAACATAACCATGTTCAGTCGCAGAATAGGTAAAACCATGTGCATTCATCAAAGCTGTACCCATAGCCGCTAAATTACCTTGGGGCGTATCTGTACCCGTCACAGTAGTGGCGGACGTCTGAGCAATCGGATTAATATTAATGGGAGTAGAACCACCACCAAGATATTCAGGACGCTGCAAACGAGCATCAGGGCTAACAACGCCAAAATGCGCCCGAACAATTTCAGTATATCTAGTTCCACCACGGGCATCCCTCTCCAATAGCTTTTGTATCTGAAACGACTGACGAATCTGATTAATCGTCGCCGCAGTCGCCGCAGATAAATCAGCGTAAAGACCAGGATTTGTCCATTGTGCATTTCCAAAGCCTGTCCCAAACGGATTCCATGTAACGGTAGCAACACCGTTCGACATTTCAAGAGAGCGAATATCCGTAGCGTCATTCGCAGCGTGAAATGTAGGAGAAGTAGTAGAAATAAGAGGAAGAACAGGAGCAGTCGTGCCAAGAGGCAAAAGAACAGGATTACCTTTCTGTGTCCATGGCAAACAGGAAGTAAAATAATCATGTCGCTTACCACGACGCTGTATAACGTAATCAGACCAAGTATCCGGACCATTACCTGTGTTAATAGGAACGGAATTAATAAGGTTTTCATCCCTAAACCACTCATTAAAAATAAGATTATAAGCACGAAGAGGCAAAACAGAATGTGTTACTGTATTAGTCACACCAACTTGCCCCTCAACAGGCAAACCAAAATAGTCCTGAAGACTATTAACTGCATAACCGTCAGCAGGAGAAACAGTCTGAGGAATAACAAACGATATAGAATCACCTGGATTCGTTTGTTCACCCATAAACTTTTTCCAATTCGTCCATACAAGACGATTTGGAACAAAGAAGAAAAAAGACTCCAAATAAAGATTATCCATAACCGGAAAAATAGGAGTCGCTAAACGAGCAAAAGCAGTCATGCGACAATTAAACATATCACCCGGTACCATTTCCTCACAAAAAACCGGGACAAGATAGCCAGAATCAAAAGACGTCTTATACGTCTTTTGCATACGAAAACTAGAACGAGGAATCTCAGCCTTAGGAATCATCGCGAAGGCATGAGTATCAACTGATTTATTACGATGCATAAATTACAACCTCCAAACGAAAAAAAACCCCGCCGAAGCGGGGTCCCTAAAAATCAATCAATCCCTAACAATAACATCCTTTCCAACTGCGATTTGCTTTGGCGTATGAGTCTCAAACTCACCAGTATTATCATCATAAGTACCAAGCAAATACAAATCAAAATCTTCAGGATGAGCATTCATAATATTCTGAGCATCCTTACGATTAACACCATCAGTAAAACCACGAATGGCAGAACCAGTAGACGCAGTAAACTGCGGTTGACCAAAAACATTGGCAGCACGATCACGGACACAAAAAATAATAGCCTTCATAATTATAAACTCCTAACCTTAGATTTAAGACGCGCCAGAGAAACAACTTCACGAGCCTTACGGCCCTCTGGCGAATTATCGGTATCAAGCTTCATAGCTTTAAGATACCTCTTATATTCTAAATCATCGGCATCAAAAGACAACTCTTCCTTGAGAAATTTATCATAATAACGTGGAGGCTTCATCTCCTTACCACGAACAACAACACGATCATGAGGATAAACCTCAGACCTATATTTCTGAAACCAAGTAGCACCAATCCCAGGCTTAAGACTCATGCGTGTAAATTCACGCGGCCTTTCGTATAACTCTCCCGTCTCCGGATCGAGTATCCACTCAGCGCCTGGATTAGTAACAGCCTTAACACAATAACGGGCTATATAAGCGGCCGACTCAAAAGAAACGTCTCCAATCTCACAACTTCCATCCGTCCAAATAGATTCAAGCTCAGCGGACCTATAAAGCTGAAAACCGGATGCAGATACACGCCAGGGCTCCCTATCATCAAAAAAGCATCCAAATATACAGGCGTGAAAATGCGGACGCGAATTACCATCGCCATATTCACCACACATGTAAAAACGAACCTTACCTTTCTTCTTGCGAAGACGCTTCATAAACAACTGAAAATCACGATAACGTAGAGAAAAATCACTAGGAACGTGATCCTCGTCATAAGTAAGCGTAAGGAAAACACTATTATCATGCATTTGAGACTCATGCATGACACGAACGGCCCACTGACGGGACCTTTCAAGACGACACTCAACACACTGACCACAGGGAAGCGTCAAAACACGACGAATCTTCCCTCTCTCAACAAAAATAATCTCTCCTGAATCGGTCTGAAATGCCTCAACAGGAGAGACACAAGCACCCACAAACTATAAACGCCAACCACCACGCATAGGGGTAGAACGCATATTCGGGGACTTCGTCCTATGCACGTTCCTACGGAACTGATGCGCGGACTTATGCTTCGAAACAGGATGACGCTTAACGGGACGCATAGACTCTCCTAAGAAGTTTACCAGGGTAAAAAGAGGGGGTCCTGAGCTCAGGGCCCCCTCAACTCCGTGAGCTAACCACGGCGCATCCTAACAAGACACCTAACTCGGTGTCACCTAGCACAGTTACATCAAGTGATAACTGTGCCTAGCGCCGCTGAAGTAGCTCTTCATTAACAACATTAGCAATGACGCGAATCTTAGTAGCGGCAACCTTACAAGCCGCACTAAAAGTCCGAAGCTCTGCAGGATCAGAACCCTTCATAATCTCAACAAGATCGGAGAGCTTCGTATTAACAACCGAAATTTCAACAACCGGACCAAGCAACTTAGCAAACTGAATAGTCTTCTCGACAGCAGTCTTCTCAGTACCTGGAATCGACGCCTGATTAGCAATAGCCATAAAACCTCACTATTTCGTAGGAGCGGCCGGAGCCGCAGGAGCGGCCGGAGCCGCAGGAGCGGCCGGAGCCGCAGGAGTAGTATCCTCCTTTGCCTTCGAAACAGCAAGACCAAGCTTACGCATTTCATCAAGATTCTCTTCCTTAGTACAAAACTCTAGGAATGCCTGCGGATCATTACCAAAGCGAGCACGTACCTCAGCAGGCATAGAATTAAAAGAATCCTCAGCAAGAATAATAGCATTCATAGCTGACTTAAAATCACTAACACCAGTAAAATCGCCATAAGAGGGTACGCGAACACCTTGCGGCATCTGACCTGTGATACCAAAACGACGAACCAAAACATTAATATCAGATTCATCTTTCTGACTCTGAACCGTCTTAGACGGTTCTAACTCCGGATCAAAAGAAATAGCCGCATTCAAAGATGCGGCTTTACGATCATAGTTATACTTAGAACGAATAAAAGGCGTTTTATAAGGCATAAAAACTCCAATTAACGATTAGAACGCTGCTTGGCATCCTTACCATACTTACGTAAACGGTCTGGTATATCCTTAACATAATCAACCGCATCAGCAGCACCACGACCAACACTAGAACCAATATCACCAAGAACTTTCTGAACCTCATCAAGATCAATACGACTAAAAATCTGATCTTGAACGTCTTTCTTAGAAAGACCAAGTTCACCAGCCTTATTAAGTATTTTCTGATACTCCACAAGTAAAGGCTGAATCTTAGACAACTGATCATTAGTCAATTGCTTATGACGAACATCCTGCATAATGGACTGAACATTATCCTCCCAATAATGAGCCTGACGTTCAAGAATACGTTTCTGATTAAAAGCATTCTCACCAGAGAAAGGTACCGTACTCTCAACAACCTTAGTCTCAGCCGCAGTCTTTGCCGTTTGAGCGGCAGTATTCTGAATCTGAGACCTTAGAAGATCAGTCTGAGCCTCCATCTGATCACGAACCGCAGAATCCTGATAAC